TGCCGCCGTCGGCGTAGTAGTCGACCACCGCACCGTCCGCCAGGCCCGCGTTAGCGCCGCGTCCGCCCTTGCCGGTGTTCAGGCCGGTCCGGTCCTCAGTGATGTTCTGGTAGTGGTGGACCGTGTAGACGTGGGCGGTCTGGCCGTCGAGCGCCTGAATGGCGCGCGCTACGGCGTTGATGGAGCCGAGGGACTGCCCGTTCGCGGTGTAGACCTCGGTCCGGCCGTCGGGGAGTTGCCGGGTCTTCAGCCCGACCGCCTCCAGGGCGGCGATGGCGGCCGCGTTCAGCGTCGAAACGGTGACGGTGTGCGCTCCTGGGGTGGCCTTGACGGCGGCGGACACCTCGGCCAGGCCGCGCTGTGCCTCCTCCTTCTCCAACTTGATCAGGGTCGCTACCTGCTCCGGTGTGCCGAGCAGCGTATTGACGTACTCCCGGGCCTTCTCCGTGTTGCCCTTGAAGGCCTCTGTCGCGAGCCGCATCATCTCGGTACGCAGTTCGCTGGACTTGCGGGTCATGGAGCCGAAGGAGTCCCCGGCCGCGATGCCGGTGGCGATGAGTTCGTCCTGCGCCTTGGACGCGGCGGACATCATGTCCCGGTTGGCGCGGCCCGCCTCGGTGTCCGCGTCGAGGGTGGCCCCGTGCTCCTTGAACGACGCGGTCAGGTCGTCGATGGACTTCTCGAACTGGGTCTGCGCGTCGTGGGCCGACCGGTTGGTCTCGTTAAGGGCCAGGATGGACGCCCGCAGGCCGTCCACGGCGCCCTTCTGCGCTCCCAGCGTGGCGGACACGTCCCGCGCCGCGCCGGAGAAGATCCCCATGGACTGGATGGCCAGTTCTTGCTCGAACGCCAGGTCCTCGAGGGAGGACTTGTAGCCGTCCAATGCCCCTGTGAACTTGGCGGCCTGCTCGGGGTTCATCCCGTCGAGCATGTGCGCCAGGGCAGCCTTCGCCAGGTCCGCTTTGCCGCCCTGGACAAGGTTGGTCAGGGCCTTGTCGATGGACTCCATGCTGCCGGTGAACTCTTCGGTGGCGTCGCCGGCATCCAGCAGGCCGTTCGTGACGTCCGCGCCCCAGTTGTTGATGCTCTCCGCGACACTGGGGTCGGTGACTTTGTCGATCTGGTCGCGGAGCTTGCCGAAGTCCTTGCCGAACGCGGATGCGGCCTCGCCGGTGACCTTCCCGGACGCGCCCAACTTCCCCAAACTGGTGGTGAGCTTGTCGACGTTCGGCGGGGCCTTCTCTCCGATGTCGGACAGCTTGGACACGGCGTACACGAGCGCGCCGATGCCGGCGATGATGATGGACGCCTTCGCCGCCTTGCCGAGCGTGGCGAACGCGGCCGCCAGGCCGGCCAGTCCGCCGCCCGCAGCGACCGAGGCGGCCTGTAGCGCGGCGATACGGGTTCCAAGGGTGGCGACGCCTGCGGAGATGGCTGCTGCTCCCAGGCCGGCGAGCTGGACGAGTTTGAGCGCGGCAGCAAGCTGGATGAGGGTGCCGACAACCTCGGGCGGTACTGCGGACACCAGCTTGGCGACGGCGTTGACCAGGGTCAGCATCGTGGGTCCGGCCTCGGCGGCGCCTTCGAACAGGTTGCCTACCGCGTCGCCGATGTTGCCGAGGGTCTCGCGTGCCTCATCGCCGTTCGCCCTGATGTAGTCGATGACGCTGGACAGGGGTCCGTCGACCTTGCCTTCGGACAGCAGGCGCAGCACGTGGACGATCTTGTCGCCCATGCCGGTCAGGGTGCGGTCGGTGAAGTCGGCGAACCGGTCGGAGGCGGCGTCGAACCCGGGCGTGTTGACGGCACCCCCAGCCAGGGTGATCATCCGGTCGAGTTCGCGGGACGCCGTCTGCACCTGGGGGGTGAGGTGCGGTAGCAGCGCGTCCATCAGGTTCAGGGAGTGGATGACGGGCTGCATGGTGTCGCCGGACAGGCTGTCCGACCACTGGCGGTAGGAGTCCTTCAGGACGGACAGTGAGGCGGCCGCTTCCTGCGTCTCCGCCGGCATCTGCGCCAGCTGGGACTGGTACTGCATCTGCGCCTTGGCGGCCTCTGCGGACCCGCGGCCGTGCTCGCGTACGGCCTCCTCGTACTTCTGCTCGGCTTCCGTCAGCTCGGACAGGGGTCCGATCTGTCCGGCGACCGCGATCCCGAAGGCGGTCATGCCAGCCCCGGACGCGGCCAGGATGCCAGGCAGCGGGGCGAGCACGGTGGTCAGCGGGATGATGGCCGGGGACAGCAGCAGAAGGGTGGCCAGCAGGCCGCCGGAGCTGCTTGAGGAGGATGCGGCGGCGCCGGCCGCGGCCAGGGTGCCGGTGAGGCCGTTCAGGGCGCTGGTGTCGGGGTCGACGCGGACGGTGATGGTCTGGTTCATGGACGCCCAGCGCACGGCGTCGGACACGTCGCGGCGCAGCTGCATCGGGTCGGCCAGGCCGATGGGGATGTCGATCCGCTGCCCCATCGACGCCCAGCGCACCGCGTCGGAGACTTCCCGGCGTAGCTGCATCGGGTCAGCAACGCGGAGATTGACGCCCAGGCCCTGACCGGCACCCGCCGCGGTGAGGGCGGTCGACACGTCGTCGCGCAGGTGAGCGGAGTCCAGGTCCAGGCGGGCCTGGAGTCCTTGCCCTGAACCGGCCGAGTTCAGGGCTGCTGTGACATCGGCGCGGAGGTGGTCGCCGTCGACGTCCAGCCGTATCCGGATGTCGTTGCGGGCGGCCTGCCTCAGCTGTTCGATGTCGAGGCGTAGCGCGTTGATGTCGCGGGAGGCGTCGCGGGCGTCGCTGGCCAGGTCTTGCAGGGTGCGGGACAGGTCGGAGCCCTGCCCGGTCAGGCGGACACTGAGATTCCACTGGGACACGGTGCGGGCTCCCTTCCTGGCCTAGTCGCGGGTGTGCTGGAGTTGCAGGGCGGCGTGCACGCTGGTGGGGATGAGGGCGACCTTCACGCCGTGCCCCTCGTCGCCGTCGGGGATTTCCTTCTGCCGGTCGGCGATGACCTGGCAGCCGATGCAGCGGTGGGTGACGGCCCGGTAGGCGTCCTCGTCGCCGCCCGCGTTCTCGTCCCACTCCTCGGAGCGGGTGCCGCAGGAGGGGCAGACCTGCTTGAGGTAGTCCTCGTAGGCGAGGGCTTTGCGCCGGTCGAGGTCGGTCCAGGTGCCGTCGCCGTGACCGCGGAAGTAGCTGTGCGGGATGCGGTACTCCCGGCACAGCTGCATCTCGTCACGGAACCGGGCATCTTGGATCAGCCTTTTCCCAGGTCGGACCGCTTACGTCGCTGGACCGACCAGGCGGCGGCCCACAGGTCGTCGGAGTCGGACAGGGACCATGTCTTGAGCGCGTTCGCGGCGTACTCGGCGGGCATGCCGTCCACCGAGGCGGCCGCGATGAGTTCGGGGGCGAAGGTGTCGAAGTGGAAGTCGCTGCCCTTCTCTTCGTCCTCCTCCTGGGGCGGGTGCTCGTCCAGGAGCGCCTGGAGTTCGTCCCGCTGGAGGGCCTTGAACGTCAGGGTCACCGTGATCGGGTCGTACTCGGCCCTGGCCGCGTCCAGGGCCGCCTGCGCGTCCTTGACCTTCTGCTCGACCAGGGCGCGCGCGTCCTTGTCGCCGTCCTTGCCCAGGGACTGCAAGTACTCCTCTGCCCGGGCGTGGGCCTGCTGGGCGGCCAGGTACCGGTCGCGGACGTCCGGGTCGGCACACAGCTTCAGCGTGCGGGTCGGCTTGGGCAGGCCGTTTAGGCGCTGCTCGAGCGCTACCCAGTCGTTCACGGTGGTCTTGCTGGTCATCGGTGGCTCTCCGAGGGGGAAGGCCCGGCCGGGCGCGCGCGGCGCCCTTCCCAGACACGCCGGGTGCCCGGCCGGGGGCTGGTGGGGTGTGCGGCCAGGGGGCCGGTTACGTCGACGGGACGGTCTGGTTGAACGCGGGCCGCTGGGTGATCGTGAACTGGACGGTGATCTTTGCGGCCTCGTTGTCCGTCGTGTACGCCTTCGAGTTGCTGACCACCGTCACGGGGAAGACGTCCATGCCCTTGGTGCTGGGGGCGCTGCCCTTGGAGAAGATGACGATGAAACCGGTGGTGCCCTTGGCCAGGTCGGTCTCGATGTCGTCCAGCGCGGAGTCCTCGTAGAACGTCAGGGAGGAGTCCGCGGCGGAGTCGTCGCCGCCGATCTTCGAGACGAACGTGGACGCCATGTCCGGGGTCTCGATCGGGGAGTTCTCCAGCGACCAGCCGTCGATGGCGTTGATCTGCTGGGTGTAGTCGGTGCCTGCGGTGATCTCGGCCGCGGTGGGAAGCAGTGCCGTCGATGCGATCGTCGGCAGGAACGAGATCTTCGTCAGTCCTTTGCGGTTGAACCTTGCCATGGGGTGGCCCCTCGCGAAATTTGCGGATCGGGGCCGATCGGTGGGGCCCCTGCTACACGTGTCGGTGTGGCGGCCACCAGGTGTGGTGGCGTCCGCGTGGGGTCCCGCCGCGGTGCGGTTATCGCCTGCCCTCCGGGGAGGGTCAAGCGGTCTTCGTCAGGTACAGCCGGTACCTGATCACACTGGTGATGATTGCATCGTTCGGGTCGTCTGTTCCCCCCGCCTCTCTGGCCTCGCGCCGCCAGCAGTCCACGCCGGCCCCCACGTTGAGGGCGTGCGTGTAGCCGGGGCTGCCGTCCGTGGGGCGTTCCACGACCTTCCAGCCGCGGTCGGCCATCCACTGGGCCTGCTCGTCCCCGCCGCGGCTGTCCGGGATGCCGACCAGCGGCCCGGACACGAAGGTGGCCTGGTAGTCGACGATGGTCGCCTTGCCGTTGTCGGCCAGGGTGTTGTCGTCGTCGCTGCGGTCGAGCGGGTAGAGGATGGTATACGGGGGCGGGACGGGGTGCCCGTTGGCGTCCAGGGGGATGGAGCGGCGCCCGACGGGCCGTTCGGTGAGTGCCTCCAGGAGTTCCTTGAAGCCGTCGGTGACGGGAAGTCTGTCGATCACGTCAGTCTCCGAAGATCCGGTCAAGGGCGTCCTTGAACGCTCGCTCGTAGTCCTCCGACAGTTCGGTCACTGCGGGATCCACGTGCGGGAAGGGGGGCTGAAAGAAGTGACGGCCGATTGAGTCCGTCATGTCCCAGAACCCGTACTCCAGGCGGCGCCCCTGGGGTTTGGTGGTTCCGATCACCGCTCCCCCGCCATCCGGCACTGCGAACGGCTCGATCCTCCAGGAGTCCCAGTAGGCGCCTGTGATGATGTTCGGGCCGGGACGCCCGGAGGCGTTCATCCGGATCATTGCGCGCGCCAGGCGGGCCTGCTGCTTGACGGTCCGGTTCGTCTCCGGCCCGACACGGTCCGCGGCCTGCTCCAGGCGCTGGGCGAGGTCGTCCAGGTCCATCACACCTCCCCGGTACCGGAGATCTGGTCCAGCATCGTGATACGGACGACGCTGAGGGTGCCGGCGATGGCCGGGTCCTGCACGCGCCACTGCCGGCCGAGCAGGGACAGGTCCCCACCCTCATGCACGGTGACGACGGTGACCACGGTGTCCTTCGCGGCTATCGGCGCGGCCAGGGGTGTGAACATGCGGTACCGGGAGCGGGTTTCCGACACCCACGGCAGGTTCGTGTTCGGGGTGGAGGCGGTCACGTCGGCTGTGTACGCGCTCTGCACGGCCCCGATCCCCTCGTAGACCAGCACGCCTTCCGGGTACTCGTACAGCCCGGAGTCCGGGTTGAACACGGGCGGGCCGGAGGCCGGGGTGGTGATACGGACGGTGTCCTGGAGCATCAGGTCTTCGACGATCGGGACCAGCGAGGAAAGGTCAAGGCCGGCCATCAGGACCCTCCTGCTGTGCCGCGCGCCCACTCGGTGAGGGTTTGCAACATGGCGCGAGCGGTGGCGCCAGGCCCGCCGCCGTAGTCGGCCCGGTTGAGTGCCTCCTGGTCGAGGAGGACGGGGTCGACCTCGACGAGGAACGCGGCCACCAGGTCACCCGGCGTCTTGGTGACGCCGACCGCGACGCGGGCGATGCCTTCGAAGGACGTGTGGTCGGGCTGCCGGGTGTGCAGGACCAGCATGGGCAGCGAGTCGGCGATGGAGTGCTCGAGCACGTAGCCGGTGAGCACGCCGGGGGGTAGTGGGGTGCCGTCCAGGACGATGGTGGCGTGGCCGGGCTGGGCGTCGATCCGCACGCCGCACGCCTGCGGCTGCTCGGGAGTCTCGGTCACCGGTCTCCCTCTACTTCTTCTTGCCGCCCGACCGCTTCAGGCTCGGGTACTTGGCCGTCACCGCCCGTCGCACGGCCTTCTTCTGTGCCGGCGATCCGTGAGCCGACACCCTCGCGAGAGCGTTGCGAGCGTGAGGGAGATCGTCGATTCGATACTTCTTCTGCTTCGGCAGGGCGAACTGCTTGCTGCTCATCTTCTTGCGGCCCGCCTTCGTGTTGCGGCGGGCGTTGGTCTTCTTCGACAGCTTCGACTTGCGACTCTTCGCCATGGTGGGTTCCTTCGTCGGCGGTCGTTGGGTCGGCCGGGAAGGGGACGATGAGCGGCACCGTGCGCTGGTACATGACCGCCTCGCGGGTGATCATGTTCTGTTCTCGGTGGCCGCCGGGGTTCTCGTAGTACTCGTGGAAGACGATGACATCGATCAGCCAGGGCACGCCGCCCTGGATGGTGCCGTTCTGCACGGGGAGCACGTACACCGGCCGGCTGACGGCTACCAGGCGCGGGTCGATGCCGTTGAGCTTCAACCACTCCTGGATGCGCTTCAGGCGCGGCCAGTCGGGGAGGCCGGGACCGGTGTGGATGGACTGGGCGTCTGGGGGCTTCACAGTTCGGCTCCGGACATGATGTTGGTGCGCCCGATCAGGTCGAGGCGGGGCAGGAGCTCCCTTTGGCAATGGGCGTGTGCCACGGGGTGAGCGAGGGCGTCCTGGACGGTGCGCAGGGTGCGGTTGGCACGGTCGGGGTCCCGATGATCACGCCAGCCGCAGTCAGCGCCATCCCGGATTTCGACGTAGCTGACGCCGAGTTCGTCCATGGAGGTGCGTGCGGCGGCGGTGTTGGCGGTGGTGACGGCCTGCCAGGTGACGGCGGCGCGCGCCCATGCGTCGACGGGGTGGCGGGCCTGGTTGGCGTAGACGACGGTGTCGAGGGGGTGCTGGTTGCGGAGTTCGGCGGTGTCGAAGCGTCCGCGTTCGGTTTCGCGGGAGGCGTCCTGTGCGGCGCGGAGGAAGGCGCGGGCGCGGCGCAGGGCTTCCTGGATGCGGGTGGTGAGGTCGGCGTAGTACTGGGCGGACAGGGCGGTGATGGCGGCCTGGTGCCGGTCGGTCCAGGTGAAGGTGGACTGGCGGCGGTCGGCGTTGTCCAACAGGGTCCAGGCGCCTTCGCGGTAGATGAGAGGGAGGTCGGTGGCGGCCCAGCGTTCGGCCCAGGCTCCGGCGGCGCGGGCGAACGCGCCGAGGCTGGTGTTGAAGGCGGCGATGGCGGCGCGCAGGCGGGCTCCGGTTCCGGAGGATCGGCCCGGGCGGATCCCGGCGAGCGCGTTCAGCAACCGTGTCTGGGCGAGGGTGAGGATGGACCACGCTTTGCGGAGCCGGTCGACGGCGTCGGTGATGTAGCCCAGGAGACGCTGGCGCAGGGTGCGGCCGCGGCGGCGTACGGGGGTGGTCATCGCCGGGGCCGTTCTCGCAGCAGGATGTAGCCGACCGCAGCGGTCTCGTCGCCTCCGGTGCCGGCCGGATCGTCGGGCGCTGGGGGGATTCCGGCTTCGAGCGCTTCGATCTGCCGCTCGAGGGCCTTGATGTTCTCGGTGAAGGTGACCGCGACGGCGCCGGACACGTTGACGCTGGCCGGCTGCTGGATGAGGGCTGCCTTGCGCTCGCGGAGCACCTCGAGGGCTACGGCGCGTGCGGTGCCGAGGCGGGTGTAGCGGGTCTCGAGGTCGGCAACGGAGGTGGCCGTGCCGAGTTCGGCGAGCAGCCAGGCTTGCACGTTGGGGTCGAGTGCCATGGCCGGTGTCCTCCCGGGGCGTGGGTGGGGTGGG